CGTTGACCCAGTTAATTGTCTTATCGGTAGCGCCTTTCAGCGTGATGCCGCCACCGTCAGCCGTGGAATCGGTTGGGGTGTCAACAGAACCAAGCTCAATATTCTTGTCTTCGACAACCAGCGTCGTGGTGTCGATCGTGGTGGTCGTGCCGTTGACCGTCAGGTTGCCGGTGATGACAACGTTGTTGTCGAAAGTGGCGACGCCGGTGACATCAAGCGTGCCAGGGACATCAATGTTGCTGGTCCACTCAGTGGCCGTACCAGCAGCGTTGGTTTGAAGCAGTTGCCGGGCAGTGCCCTCGGTGATGTCGCCAGGAACAATTTCACCGGTCTGGATCTCAATCCAGCTGGTGCCGTCGTAGAAATAAAGATGATTGTCGTCGCTATCTAACCACCAAGCGCCTTTGCTTGGACTAGATGGAGCGGTCGATGCAATGACAACGCCGCCCAGGCGCCAAATGTTGCCGGCGCTGTCCTCGCACTGGAGGAATGGGCCGGAAGAGTGATAGTTAAGTGCAAGCTCGCCAACTGCAAGCTGTGCCGCGGTGGCCTCCTTGTCCTGAACAGAGCTGTTCTTGAGAACGAGTTGTACGGACATGGCTATCTAGCCGGAGGACACCCCTATACAGAGGTGTCCAGAGTCTAGCGATCAGTACTTGATCACAGCAAGCAATGCAACGTTAGTTGGGCGAGTTTCGTCATCACCACCGCTAATAGTGACGGTGTGATCGTGACTGCCAGCGCTGTTCATCGTGGGAGTCTCGTCACCAATACCGTTACCGCTGAAGGCAGTTGAAATGCCGTTGCCGGTACGACCTGCATCGCCGCCTGTAATGGTGTGAGCGTGACTACCTGCGCTGTTGGTCGCGCCGGTAAACGCGCTGTTCGGCATTGCCGTGGCGCCGTCCTGATCAGAACCACGAACGCGGCCCGTATCCAGTGCCGAGGTGTCGCCGTCAGCATTCGCGCCAGAGTTCCAGCTACGAATGAACTGACCGCGCAGGTCGGGCAGCACACCGGCCCCGCCGTAAGTTGTGCCAAGTGCCGTAAACAGGTTGGCGAAGTTGGCGGTGACGCCTTGAACTGTGCCGTTACCGTTCGGGACTGTGTCGCCGTTGGCAATCAGCCAGCCATCAGGTGCGGTCGATCCCGCAACGTGAAGCACTGTTCCAACCGGAACTAAGCGGTTCGTAATTGCATTGACAATCTCGGTATTGAGGTCGGTCAGTGCAGACGACAAGCCAAACGGTGAAACCGCCAGCGAGTTAGACGCCAAGGCTTGAGTTTCAGCTTGAGTTGCAAGCTCGACGATGCCTTGGGTGGTTTCGTTGGCCTCGGGTAGCTCGGGGAGCACACCGCCAAAACCACCGTCCCACGTCGGGTTGCCGGTCACCGTGCCATTAACAATTAGCTCGGTGTTAACCGTGTGGTTGTTAACGCTGAGTGAGTCGTAGAAGGTCGGGAACTCGATCTCATCCGTGGGCTGCGAACCTCCAAGCGAGTCGAAGCTCGAAGTCTCACCAGTGCTCAGGTCCTGGATGCCTTGAGGCGTAACCAAGAAACCTTCCTCGTTGAAGCCGCTGCCGTAAACGCGGCCAGCGTCTTGGTTGGTGAAGTAGTAGGTGAACTTGTTTGCCGTGCCAAGGTCACGCTGGTACTTGGGCAGAGACTTGGAGTAGTTGAGATAGCCAGCCCACTCATAGGCATGGCCGAACAGACGAATGTTCGACGGGCGGCGGAACTCAATCGACCAGTTAGCCCAAGCGTTGGCGGCGCCACTGGGGTTGCCGATGCTGTCCAGTGCGCTGCTGGGGTTGCGGTCACGGTTAGCTGCGGGCTTAGGCAGCAAAATCGTGTGCGCGTTGGCAGCGCTAAAGCCAAGGCTGGTCAGCAGGGAGTGCAGGCCTTTGTAGTCCGTACCGGAGCGGTATTGAGCGCGGACCCGAGCATCCGTCGACCAGACGGTGCTGAGGGTGTAGCCGAGAGTGGTCGAGTCAACAGAGCCGTCGGTGTCGTTGTCGAAGTAGATCGTCGGCTGGGTGTTCTTGAAGTAGTCCTCAGCGTTGTAAGCCTCCTCCATGTGGACATAGGCTTCGCTCCACTTGGAAACATCAAAGGTGGAATCGCTGTTCTCAAGGATGCAGCTGTAGTGCTTGTTGTTGTTGCGGACAACATCACCAGCGCGGTAATACGTGTCGGCAGTCCAAGTGTTGGTGGGATTGAGCCGCCGCAGTTCCACCAAGGCGTTGTTGCCAGCTGAGTCGGTAACTGCAGCAGACGTGCCAACGCCAATCAGAGCGTCGTTGCCGATCAGGGCGTCAATGTGGCCCGCTCCAGTGTTGGTCTGCAGGATGTAGTCACGCAGCGGGGTGCGTGCAGCAGCGCTGGTATTGGCGCCAAGCAGTGCGAAACGACGCTCGGAGGTGGTCCGGGTGTCCTGCAGGCGGCGGATGTAAACGTTGGCGCCGGCAAGATCGGGAAAGTCGATGCCGGTGTCATTGCCTTCACCGTCAAGGACGTTGTCGCCAGGTGCCGTGCCGTCCTCGTTTACAAAGGCAGCTTTGACGACGATCTGATTGGGGTTGCTGGATGACCAAGCGGTTGCAGCCAGTTGAGCCCGGTAATCGTTGGAACGGCTGTTCTCAATCCAGAGGTAGGAATCCTCAAACAGGCTGTAGTTAAGGCGCTCCAGTACCCGAGGAACCTCGGAGTCGTAGGTGCCGGCCTCAAGGTCCAGGTTCAGCGTAATAGTCGTGGCGGTGTTGCTAGTGCTGCTTGCAACGGTGCCCAGGACAATCTTCTTGATGTTGCCCGTCTTTTCGCTGAGGTCAGTGGCAACCCGCAGGCGATTGACGGTCCAGTCGGAGTCAGCAGCAAAGGCTTCAGTTTTGTAGCCCTCGGCCAGAGCTGCGCACCCACCAAAGTTGGAGTTGGAGTTGGTGACGGTCAGTTCGCCGCCGCTTTCAACCCAGTGGTGGATGCCTTGACCGATCGCAAAGACGCTGACCTCTTGGATGATGGCGTCGTTGACGGCGCGGATGTGGAATGAACGCCAAGTCGGCTTCATCCGCACGTTGTCGGGATCTTGGGCGATGTAATCGTCGTAGTCGTCAACTGCAGTCCAGCTGCCGCTGTCGTACTTCTCCCAAGCGTCCATGTCCTTTTGAAGGGACACGCCGGTGTACTGCGCCACCACCATGGACTTGAAGCCCTGGGCTGCAGCACCATTGGCAAAGATGCCGCACAGGCCGTAGGTGGAGCGGATCGAGCAGTTGTAGATGTAAGGGCTGGCGCTGCCGACCGTGTCAACAGACGCTGCTGCAGTTGCAGGCTGAGGGCCGGTGATCTGATACTCAGCTTCGCGGCTGTCCGTATTGGCTTCGCTCAGGCCGCCAAGCGTGCCAAGGCGGTCGTAAACCTTGGCGTAGAAGGCGTCGAGCTGGGTCTCGCTGGTGAACTGGAAGCAGTCCAGCAAGTGGTGGCTAGTGGTGGAGCCAGCTTTGTCCTGGAACGTATAGCCGAAGTAGTAGCCACCGCCGGTGACACGGAAGATCGTGCCACGGTTGCTGTAGTTAGCAGCTTCGTCGGTAGGAGACGGGACGTAATCAGGGCGGATCAGCGTCTTACGCAGATCGGCACTGATCAAAGACGCGCCGCGAGGCAGGATCAGACCGCCGGCAGTGTTGTCGTTGTACTGCTGGAGCTGAGCTGCGGTAGGAACAAAGCCGTCACTCCAGGGGTCAGGAGTTGCCGTGCCAAGGCCGTTGTAAACGGTGTGAATGCCAGGGGCCAGAACGATCGAAACCAGATCGTCGCCAGCAGTGGGATCTAGGAAACTGCGGCTAGTAATGATTGCCGCTTCAATGACGGCACGGTTAATGGTTTTGAAAGGACGAGCTTCGGTATATCCACACTCCAGACGCTGCAGGCTGATGCGACGCAGCTTCTGACTTTGAGTTCCGTCGTCAGTGCTGGAATAGTCGCCGGAAACAAAAGTATCGTTACCGATCTGCGGGTTTACATAAAGAACGTATTGCGCACTCAGCGGATCATTAACAACAGTCGAACCACTTGTGATTTCCGCGTTGCCGCCCAGCTGACGAATTGCATCGGTCAGCGCGTCGAGCTGAGCCCGAAAGCCCGATTGCGGGACATCAATGTGTCCTGAGGAGCCGGTTTGACCGGCACGAGTGATTTTGGTCACAGGATCACAGTGTCAGTTGCTTCTAGCAGTTTAATCTCGCCCGTAGTAACGAAGTTCGCCGTACCAGCGATGATCTCTGTTGGGCGCACGTTAACTGCGCTGTTGGTGACTAGCAAATCGGTGGAGTAATACAGGTCTCCAGGCAGCTGGCCCGCCGAACCTTGGACTCCACCGCCGCGATTGACCAGGTAGAAGCGGGCTGATGCTTTGCAGCCCTTCTCCGTCATCAGCAGCAACTTCATCATTGTCGTGCCACTGTCCTGCTCGTCGTCATGCGACTTGCGGTCGATCAGAAACTCAGCCGAGCCACCGCCAGTCACGAGGGATTTGACGGCTTCGCCAAATTTGTCGCTAAGTGAAGTGGTGTCGACGCTTGGTGCGGACAGCTCAAGTGACCAGTTGGCGACGTCGCAGATCAGCTGCCAATACGGAGCGGTCTGACCAGCGGTAGTGCTGCGAGGCAGCACATTGGCGTTCTCGTATTCGTCGGAGTCAAACGCCGGGCTTTCGTAGTCCGGGGCGTCGGCACAGATTGAGGCGAGCGACGAAATGTCTTGAACGTCGCCGGCGGTGTAATCGTTCACCTCAGTAATGCACCGCCAGAAAGCGTTGTTGTAGTTGGCGCTGCCAAAGGGGGAAAGGCCAATTACCCCATAGACGGTCTGAAGCAGGTTGACCCGATCGGCTGGGTCGCCTTCAAGCGCGTCAGCGCGTGAGTTATAGAAGCTGATCGCACCCAGCTCGTCAACATGGATCCAATACTCGCCGTCACCGCAGGCGACCAGGGTTTCGGAATTGGATACGTCGCCAACACGGGAGTAGAACTGCGAATCATCGCCAGACTCCCCAGTCGGGTATTCCTCGGAAGAGGTCTTGTAAAACGTGTCGTTGATGCCGTTGATCTGGCTGCGGTTAGGTCCTTGGAAGTAGCGGCTTCCGTAGTACGTGCCATAGCCATCGGGATTTGGCGGGAAATCGCCGCCGCCAGTCGGAAGACATGAAGTGGTGACCTTGTCCCCGCTCCAATAGCCAGGGCAATAGGTCAGCAGGGAGTCGTCCGCAGTGACCAGCAAAGAGCTGATAACGCAAGCTTCAGGCGCCTCACGCTTCAGGTAAAGCCTTCCACCGATCCCAAGAACGGCCATTAGAACTCTCCAACGGGCTTACCAGAGACTTGGAAGCTGACACTTACTGCTTGGACGCTGCCGACACTGATGCTGGGGCTAACGCTGGTAACGAAGCCAGTGCAGGCAAAGGACTTGTTGTCCAAACGGTTGAACACGAAATTCACCTGCTCAACATCTTCAGTGTTGTTGAAAATGGAGTTCAGGAAAACAGTCGCTTGATAGTTGTCGGGGTCGTATAAAACAGTGGCGCTACCAGTCGTGCCACGCAATCCGCCGATGTAGGTGCGGTCATACGAGCCGATAGAGGTGTCCTCAAGGGCATCCTTAGTGACCGTGATGCTCCAGTCACGGACTTTGCCCACGACTGTGCCTTGATATTTGAGTTGGCCGTCAGCTCCAGTTAAGACCATTTCAGGCGTCCAAAGTAGCTACGAGTCGTACTTGCACCCTAGACCGTCCAGGAAAGAGTGATTCGACCGAGGGCATCTCAGCCCAGCGCCAGTTTAAGTAAGTGGGGACTTGATCTTTGAGGTCCTGAGCAACACCGGCAAAAACTTCAGACGGCAGGGTCAGCGTGTATGCGCCACCCTTGGAGTTGTGCCAGCTGGCCAGCAGTGAAGCGGTATCCGAATCGCTGGTGACAAAGTCCAGGCGCAGCTCAGCGTCAAACGCCTTGCTGCCATACAACCGGGTCTCGCTGGCACCATTGACCGCGTTGAACTTCTTAGTCGCGTAGGCGCCGGGCGTGAATGTCCGACGGGTCGGAGATACCGCAGGAAAAGAGACGCTCATAACGTTCCCTCGATCACCCAGTTATTGGACTGGTTCCAGCCCTGTGTTAACAGGCTAGTTCCAGTGGAGTCGGTAGGAAAATAAGTGGCCTCGACCTCAATGTTCCCGTCCTGGTCGTAGCTGATTGATTGGGTTTTGTAGGTCTGAGCGTCGGTGGTGCTGTTCTTCACGCAGAACACCGCATTTCTGTATGAGCTCTTGCCATTGGCAATCTCAAGCGAAACCTGCTGGATGTCACTCGTAGTTCCGTCCCACAGAAGGCAGGTGTAGGTGCCGTCTTCCAGCTCAGGCCATGAGGTGACAGTGCCGTCATCAGCAATTGCCCCGTTAGCTGGTTGGTTGTAGGTGACGGTTTCAAGGCCCAGCTTGAACACGCTGCCAATGTCAAGCGACGCTTCAGATGGGGTGGTTTTGAACTTGATTGAATGCGTTGTGTAGCGGCGGCTGCGCAGCTCCCACTTGGCACGGTCGATAGCGTGATCTTGGCTGGTGCAGTAATCGCTGATGTCAATCAACTCCAGCGGTGCATTTGGGTCGACTTCTGGTTCGCGCACTGTCACCTCGCGGACCACGGGGAACAAGCCGCGGGCCTCGATGTTCGATGACTCCTTTTCTTGGCGCCACTTGACCGAAACCCTGATGGGCAAGCGGTCTTGGAGGTCGGCGTAGGCAAATTCCAGCGTGTCCTCAATGATGTTGCCTGCTGTAAACAAGCCGCTAATCGTTTCAGGACCGCTGAAGGTGGCTACTGGCTGGAGCGCAAACTTGCCGTTGCGGACCACTAGGTCCAGCAAGTAGTCGTTGGCAACCTTGGCGCCCCAGCTGCGGATATTGATGCGCTCGGAAATGGCACCGTCAAAGAAGTAGCGGCGGGCGTAAGTCCATGCCGAGGCAGCGTTGAAGCTTTCAAGGTCGACCTGTTCAGCGTTCAGCACCTTGCCAGTGCCGTACCGTTTGTTGGTCATCAGGTCGTACAGCACATCTGGGAAGTTGCTGGTCGCCCCAATTCCCTCGTTCACGTACACGCTGAACTGGTCGAGGCGACTGATCTCGGTGCTGCTGCGAATGTTGACCCCGACAATCGCCATGTTGTCGTAGTTCGGAACAGAGGGGTTTTCGGCAATCGTGTTTACGTAGACGATTTGATGTTCAGGCTGGTTGGCACTGGCCGTAATTTCGTTGTAGATGAAAGCTTCTGAGCAGCGTGCCCAGGCGTCTGCATAGAAGTATTCGTCGTCAAACCCGATGCCGAGATCTACGTAGTCAGGCGTTGTCAGCGCTGCAACGTTGAACGATTCCGTGCTGCGAGAAACCTGAGCGCCGGTGAAACGCAGAGTCAAGTCGCCCGCAACCACAGACTGGTCAGTGCCCTTGTAATCGAGAACGTTTACATAGGAATTGTCGGTAGAGGCGTACCGGACTTCGTAAGCGCTTATGGGAGTGAAGCGAATGTCCCACCTGTTGCTCTCGGTGTACTCAAAACGCAGGTAGTTGTACACCGCAGCACCAGTAGCGCTACAAATAGCAAAGAGCTCGTCGACTTCGGTGTAGGAATTCTCTGAGCCTGCCGGTCGATACCCGACACGGAAGAACGAGTAACGGGTATCGGGGCTGCTATACGAGCCACTTTGATAGACGATCGCCTGAATGTTGTCGGCGTTCTGGCCGTTGTAGTTGAAGCACGCCTCATTGTCGCAACGCTGATAACTGTGTGCGTCGCGCATGTTGGTCATGCCGCTGATCTGCAGCTGCACAGCGCTACGCAGTCCGACCTCGACAATCTTTGCCTCACGGTCTGTGGCAAGCACAGCCTCTGCAAATTTCAGAATGTGCCCGCGCTGAGATGCGTTGTAGCCACCATCAGCTTCTATCTCAGCCTGGGTGTACTCAAAGATGAAACCAGGGCGCAATACCTGGAACTCTGCTGAGACCTGCTGTGACGAGCCAATTCCGCTGTTGTCGGAGTCGGAAATAAACGTGGCCTCTGTGCGCGAGGTGCAAATTGCAACGCAGGTGCCGACCTTGTAAATCTGACCAATAGTCAGGCCCTCGTCGTAGCTGCGCTGGCGACCTGCTACTGCCTGAGCAACGTCGCCGCAGCTCTCTTCACCATCAGCACCCTGTGAATTGACCTCAGTAAATAGACGGTTCTGGTCTGAGCTAGTGAACAGCGTGTAAGTGAACGTGTCCCCAACGGCAACGGTGCGAAGCTGGGAAGTCGTACCAACCACGCCAGAGCGGCCTGAAAAGACAGTGCCCTGCTTGCGGCGCTGAGCTTGTGCTTGCCAATCGTTTGGGCAACGAACAGTGTTTGTAGAGCTGGGCTGCAACTGAACCGCAGGCCTAAACACAGGGTTCAGCTTGAAGGCAAAATTGTTGCCAATGAAGCCGTAGACACCAAACGTGTTCTGGTTAGAAGGGGAGCTTGTAAAGCAGAAGTCAGGCTGGAAAAAGTTATCCGTAGAACGGACTTGAAATACATCAGCGCCGCCGTCGTTCTCGGCGTTGCCAATGTCGTTTGCAGCCAGCTGACCAGCAATCCGGTCTGCGCTCCTCAGTCGACCGCCATCCCCCCTGTAATAAATGGCAATGCGACCATGATCAGAGTTGGCAAGGTCGTAGTTGGTCAGCAGGTTGTTGCCAATAGCGAATTGCTGAGAATCGACCGAGTTAATAGAACCCTCGCTCACCAGGAATATGGCGCGAAGCATTTGACCGCCGCCGACGCTGTAGATCTGGCTCCACAGCAAGTTGGTATTTACCCGGCAACCGCCATAACTGACTCCATCAATGACCTGACGGTTGGCGTAGACCAGCGGGACAACACTGCCCAACTCAACAACGTTCTGGACAGAGTCAAAGCCTGACTTTGGTGTGTACCGGGCACCGTTGACGATGTTCTGGCCTTGGACCGTGTTGGTCGTGACGTTGGCCTGCTGCGGTTGCCGCGGCCTAGGGGTAAGCAGCGTGGCGACATAGCTAAGCGCCGCGCCAATGACGATGTAAAGGATTAACAGGTCGACGCCGATGTTGACAGGCGTGCCAGGTTGAATCTTGCTGTGCCGCTTAAGTTCGCGGACAAATTCTCGATACTCACTCTCATTTAGACCGGTGATCTCCATGATCTCCCGGTCCTGTGGCAGCAGGACAATATGGTCAGCACCTTTAGGAGAAAGAGTCATCGCAGTGATATTTCTCCGGTAGTGGGCAGTGAACCAACCAGCTGCTGGGTCAATGAACGCCGCGGGGCGTTTTCACGGACCGCATCAAGGGGGCTACCTAATCGTACTGAGAGCCTGGAGCTGTCATGTTCAAGACCGGTCACTGCGTAAAGCTCTTCGCTGTAGGTCGCGCTTTCGGTAAGCGTGTCTGGGTCGAGCCACACGGTGCGAAGCCGGACAAGCCATCTGTCATTGGCGGCCTGCGTATAGACGGCAAGGCTCAGCTGGTTTAAGGCGACGACAAGGCTGGCACTGATGTTGCCGCCTTCCAGATCAAGCGTGCCACCGCTAAAGCCAAAGCCCGAAAAGGTGTAGGTCTGGCCGTTATAGGTGCGAGTGTCGCCTTTGAAGAAGTTTTGGAAGCGATAGCCGGTGTCGCTTCCGTTGGCGTTGAGAAGGCGGATGTATGTCCCGATGGCAATCGTCATCAACGCATACCCAAGGAGGAACGAGTGGAAGGCTTGTTGCGCATGTCGGCAAAGACTTGAGCGCGGGCCTGTTTGGCGCTGGCGGCAGTGGCCTGAGCGACCTGGTCCATCGTCGCGTATTCGACGTTATTGATCACCTGAGTCTGGATCAACATTGAGCCGCCGGCACCCGTAAGCATGGTCTGGCGCTCGCGCTCTTGGTTGCGCTCCCGGACGTAGCTGGTGCTCATTGCCAGGACATCGGCGTTCTCCTCAAAGGCTGCAGAGGAGCTGCGATTAGCAGCGCCCTTGGCCATTGCGGCGTTGGCGTCAGCAAAGTAGGCCGAGACGCCCAAACGGCCGTCGTTGCCACGCTTGAGGGGGATAATGGCTTCCGGGCCAGCCTCGCCCATCAGGCCAAAGCGACCGGCGCCGCCCTCGGCATAGGTGAACATGGTCGGCTTGTTGACCACGCCGCCCATGGCGTAGCGCTTGAGGCCCTTGCTGAAGGCGTTGCCCTGGGCGTTTCCGAACGAAGACAAGGTGGGCGTGTTGCTGATGTCGTAGGAGCTGAAACCTGAAATATCTGGAGTGCTCGACGCTCCTGCGCCGCCACCGCTTGTGCTCGGACCACCCAGCGCCTTGATTACCGCCTGAATAGTGGCGATGGCGATCATCTGGGTGATGACCTTGGCGGCGTACTCAACGAAGTACTGACCCAGGTTCTTAAGGAACTGAGCCATGGCCTGTTGAGCGGTCTGGGAGCCGGTGACGATGTTGCTGAAGGCTTGGCTGATGCTTTCGCCAAACGCCATTGCGGCGCCCTTGAGCTGCTCAAGGGGTTTGGTCATCTTCTCCAGGTCACGCTCCATGCGTGCCACTTCGGTCTCGGCTCCCTCTTTGAAAGTGGGGTCGACTTCGCGGCGGTACAAATCCGCGGCTTCCGCACGTTTACCGGCAAAGCTTTCGCCTGGATACGCCTCTTCAAGGCGCTTGCGTTCACGCAAAATCTTTACACGGTTATATTCTTCTTCATTTATTAGTCCCAATTCGTATTTGCGATCTTCAAGTTCACGGTTGAGGTCTTGCTCAAGCCGCATCTGCTCAATTTTTAAATTGCCAATACCCTTCATCTTGTCAAAGATGAATTTTTCTAAATCGGCTTTTTGTTTAGTAGTCAGTAAGGACTGGGCATCCGCGTAGGCCTCTTCGATTACCGCGTTCATGCGATCGCCGCGTAACTTGGCAAACCGTGCCTCAAAGTCGCTGCGGTCTTTAGCCTGCTTGGCCAAAAATTCGTCAAGTGGGCGCTGTTGTTTACTAATTTCCAGTGCATCTTTGAGGCCGCGGACCATTTCGCGCGCTGCCTCAATCCGGCGGGCCAATTCATTGGCAGCTTTTTTGCCGTTTTTGTCCTTATCGCCGGTGCCGTCACCTGGAGGGGTCACGCCCCCTCCGCCTCCCCCAAAATCAGTAGGGTCACCCTTAGGAAACAGCTCGTCTACGGTGTAGGTTTTTATTCCAGCAAACTTTGCGTACGCTGACGCCGCCCCAGGAGCTAGTTTTAGGAAATTCTGTAGATTAGCGGCACCTAGTTTTAAGGCGGATGTCATTATTTTAAATATAGGGCTTATCTGCTCAAGAAGCGATACGGCTTTCTGCGCAAATTGGTATACACCAAAGATTATGCGCCGTGCTGTTTCGGAGACAATGATTGCTCCGTTTACAAAATTAGTGACAAATTGCTTAATGTACGGGGCAAGATTATTGAATAATTTTACAATAGACGTAAAGAAGTCTTGAGATCCTGCTCCAACTTTTGCAAAGAAACCACCGAAAATTTCAGCCGAATTTTCAAGAGCTATCTGAAGGCGTAGACCGGCTTTTTCAGGCCCTTCAGCAATCTTTTCGGCAACCTTGCCGTACTCATCGCCTTGGGCGCGGGCAAATCGCACAAACTGTGCAATTGTTACTTCGCCTTTTTTAAAAGCTTCTGTTAACTGCGGTAGCGACATATTGTTTGCCGCTGCGAACTTGGCCACTGCGCCGGGCAGACGTTCGCCGATCTGGCCAGAAAGTTCTTCAGCACTCACTTTGCCCTTTGATAGGACCTGAACAGTTGCCCTGATAATTGCGTCAAGATCTTCTTGGCTCTTACCGAAAGCTACGTTTGACGCAATCAGGCCTCTATAGATTGCCTCAGTCTGTTCAAAACTTAAATTATTAGCTCTTGCAGCTGTTGCGATCTGGGCCAGACCTGACACAGCGGGTTTCAGTGAAACCGCGTAATCAGAGCTGACTTGACGAGCCAGTCCAATAAGACGGTTGTAATCGTCTACACCTGTTGACGCTTGAGCCAGAGTCTTTTTGGCAAGAGTCAGTTCAGCGTTGAACTCAGCAACACCGCTTGCCTGTTGACGTAATTGTGAAACTTGCGCACCTATAGCGGCGCCAGCAATGGCACCAGGAGCTCCACCTATAAGGCCGCCCGCCAAGCCGCCAATAGCTCCTTCAGGTCCGCCAAATATGCCGCCGGATAACATACCGCCTGCACCGGCAGCAAGATTCCGACCAACACGCCCCATGCGGCCGCCTTTGTTAAGGCGAGCCAGTTTTCTGTCTACTTTGTCAATCTCATTACCAACCTCTCTATACGCTACTGACGCCGGATTTAAGCTATTTCGCAACGTGGTCCATGCGGACCGCTGACTATTTAAACTGTTGATACTGCCATTTGATGCGGCGGTCGCGGTACGGATGTCGGCGGCGACCTGTTTATACGATCTACCCATAGCGTCGATGTAGCCCCTAGTCCGGGCCATTCCGATATCACCAATCTGCTGGTATAAGCCGCTGATTTCTCTTACTTGGGTGGGAACTTGGCGCGGGCCTGCTTGCCGTGCCTGCTTCTCGCGGTTGCGCCGTATGGACTTTGCAACCGGATCAGTTCCGGCGTACATCCCAAACTGCTCTTGCGTGCCAAGACGGCCACGGATTTGCGCCTTGCGGGCAGCAGTGCCAAACGGATCGGCAATCTCACCTTCAAGTCGATTGATCTGCGCAAGAACCTGGCCGTATTCACGTGACCCAGCCGTCAGATCTCGTAAGTCGCTGCGTAGTTCGCGTACACGCTGAGCAAGCTGAGCTGTCGTATTAGCGCTAGTACTTATGCCTCTTGAGTACTCTTCTGTTATTTGTGCGGCAGTACGAGACTCGACATTGTTGTCAATTTTTGCCCTGGTAGTCGCATTGATAGCGTTCTGTAACCTGGCTTCGATACGAGCTTGCGCTTCAAGTAGTACTTTTAATTGGCCTTGCTCTTCAATGTACTGAGGGTTTATCGCTTTCCCTTCAATAAACCGCTCCGCTTGCGCGGCTTGCTGCAGCTGGGCAACTTTGCCAAACAGACCACCTGGAGTTCGCGAGACAAAGCGACCCTGTGCTGCTCGGAAAGATACTGCTCTTTCAGTAGCATTAGCTTGAGCTTCAGCCTGTTGGAGCCGACGCTCAAACGCTTCAACGTCTCTGCTCAGCTGACGAAATACTCTGCCCCCGGCAGTCGCTTGTTTTTGTAGATCGCTTAAAGCACTAATCTGACCTTTAAGAACAGCAATACTTGCTCCGCCCTCGCGGTTGTACGCAACAAGTTCAGAACGTATTTGTTCTAATGCTGCGTCCGTAATACCTATGGTTTTTTCAAGGCCACGGAATGACCCCTTCAGCTTCTCAAGCTGTTCCTTGCCGTCAAGCTTCAGCCTTAGAAAGATGTCGCTTACCGTCTTAGCCATCGGAGCTCTTCTTGCTGAGTTCGCTCAGTGCTGCGGCCTCCATGATCTGAAGGCCCTCAAGCATGTCGCGGCGGTTGTCGACATTGTAGAGGTCAAATAGCCCTCCAGAACTAAGCAGCACCTCATACTTCAAACCCACGTAGCCGGCCATGCTGGTTGTCCACTGGGTCTGCATACGCATGAACATCATCACGATGTCCCAGTTATCGTCCCAAACTTCAAAGTGCTCGCTGCTTTCCTTCTTGGGCTTGGGCAGGACAATGCCAAGAGCTTTGGCATCATCCTGCGAGTGATCCTCGACGCGCTTACCGCCGCCAGCCCAATAGATCGCAGCGTCCTTTAGTTTCCCGACTTGGCGCCTTCAAAGGTGTCGGTATACGCCTTGAGGACACCGCGGATCCAGTAAGGGTCGTCGCTCAGATCGCGCAGAGCATCCAAAGAAAAAGGCACAGCCTTGCCGTCTTCATCGTCGATACCGTCCCAGCCCACCAGCACAGCCTTGAGCAGGTCAAGCTCGCTCTTTTCGCTGAGCTTCAGGAAATCCTTGCGGCCAACACGTTTGAACGTTGCATCGAAAGTGTTGGTGTCAAAAGTGCCGCCGTCGCTAGGCTCCTCAATACTTACGGGCCACTTGAAGGTTTTGACCTTCTTGCGTACGAACGCCATAAGAAGAAGTAGTAGTTCCGCTTTATCTTACAGGCACAAAAAAGGGCCGCATGAGCGGCCCCGGTGTGGTGTGAGTCCTTGGCTTAGGTGAAAGCCAGAGAAAACTCGTCGTTACCGCTGGTGCTGGGCACGCAGGTATACGGGATGTTGAACATTGCGATGCCGTCCTGGTCTCCGTAGGACACGTCGCCGATGTCGATACGGGTGGAAGCAAAGTCCACGATGTTGCCAGCGGCGGTGCCGTGGGTGAAGTCCAGATTCCCCAGGCTGGTGTCAGTTAGAGCAGCAGCGAAGTAATCCTTCGAGGCGATGTTCACGGCCTCGATGGTGGTCGAGCCAGTGGAGGCACGGTCGGTTAGGAGAACTTCCTTGTCGCAACCGATCAGTTCGCGGTACACCAGGGTGTTGCCGATGTCGAAACTGAAGGACTGCAGGCAGCCAGCGTAGGAAAGGAGCTGGAAGCTGCTGGTGTTGCCGTTCTTGAAGATCAGCGGGGTTGCCTGGTTTGCGAAGGTCGCAGAGGGCAGTGCGCTGTCGTCAGGAGCGTTGTAAACGCCGGTAAAGGTGAAATCGATCGTGGGGATTTCGCCGACGTTGGCGTTGATCACGAACGTGCCACGGCAGCCAGTCACCTTGTGACGCAGACCATCAATGTTGTAGTAGATGGTGACGCTGGAGAAGCTGGAGCTGACGGGCGCGTAGGTGACGCTGGTGGAAGCGACGATGGTTTCGTCAAGACCGCAAGCCTGAAGGGCTTTGCCGTATGCAGGAGCCGTGCCAGCGGTGCCAGAGCCGGTCAGTTCGACGCTGAAGGTGCATTCAACGCGAGTGTTGGCCAGAAGCTGCTCGGAAGCACCGAGGTAGGGGCGAACAACATCGCGGTTGACAACATCACTCTGCTGAGGGGTGATGTTCAGATCCCTTACGAGAACGGCGTCGGTTCCGGTGGGAGTCGGATCCGTCCCGTACGTCGACTCCGTTTCGATCAGGATTAGGCGTTTCCGCAGGAGCAGAGCCATCGGTGGTTACCTCGAATGGTGTTGGGGGAGACGTGCGCTTGATTAACTTGCGCTCGCCCGTTTCCGGGTCCAGCAGGTAGCTCCCGCCTTCACCACGGTGTTCATCAGTCATGGTAAGTCGAGTGACTTGTTAGGCCCAAGTCTAGATCTGGTGATTTATTGGGTCAGATCAGCAACTTGAGTGCGGTAACGCACGTCGTATTCGCAGAAAATGACGCCCGCCGGTTGATCAGCCTCGACAAAATTGAATGTGGTTTGTGCGGGCTGTACGTCAATCGCTTCACCGCCCAAAGTCAGATCTGCCATCACTTTTGCGTGCAGACTTTCGATAATCTCGTCGGCGCTTTGGTCCGGCACCGTTGCGCGCACAATCACGCTGATTCGCACCCTAAGGGTCCAATCCAGCGTCGGCAGTGCTGTGTTCTGAACCGGGGTATCCGTAAGGGGCTCGACCACTAGCGCTGGCGATTCACCGCGAGACATTGGTTCGACCCGGCTTCTGTAAATGCGCGTGCCAACCCCTGTCGTGTCCGTAAGGGCAGTTCGTATTGCTGAAAGGATGTCTTCGCGCTTAGTGGTCATGGTTTTGCGTACAAGGAGCCAAACGGACCAGGGTCAGGTCTCCCATTAACTATGGCCTGCGCACGTCTGTAGATATGACAATCTGTCTTGCCGGCTGCTTCAAGAGCCTCTAAAACCTTTACCCAGTTTTCACGGGTGTGCTTATCCATGTCCGCATTATGGGTATGGATGAGGCAGATGGCTTTAATCGCAAGCCATTGAGATTGTCACAGACTCGCCTGCGCCAATAGCAGTGGTGCGTGAACGGACGTAGCGAACTGGTCGATTGGCGTAGAAATGGGCGTCAACACCCGACTGGGTGTGAGCTTTTGCTACGTCCATAGAGAACCATGTATCGCCATCCAGACTGCCCTCATCCACGACAGTGACGTTGCCGCCAGTCACATCGTGAACAAAGACAAAATTGATTCCGCTGACTTCAACAGCATCCGTGGCTGCAAGGCTGGTGAGCGTGCCAAGCGTCACGATGTTTTCGCGACGCGATGCCCAGCTTCCGTAAATCTCAGGCATCAGTCCCTCATCAAGAAAATTTGAGTGATCTTGCCGTCGTCCATAAGCATGGGTTCACGGACCGTGTAGTCCGTGCCATCAACTGTGATGGCGTCCCCCCTTGTTATCGACGTGAAATCGGCTGTCTTGACCAGAAGCTTGTAATCCGTGGTCAAAACAACTCCGTCGGCAACGATCTCGTTTGGCATGTCCAAAATGCCAACTCCAGTATCGTCGCCCTTAGTGACACTCACGCCGAAGCCGGCGGTAGAGAAGAAAACGTCTAAGTCTTCGGTGAACGCCATAGATACAGCCTACATACAAAAAGCGCCCAGACCCGAAGGCCTAGGCGCCATGTCCTTCGCTTAAGCAGCTTAGGCGTACTTCTTGGCAGCCACAGCGTTGAGGCTGTAGGTGTGGGTAGAAGTGGAGGTGGTGGACACAGCCTTCACCCAACGCTTAGCGCTGGACTTAGGGAAGGCGATGTACTGCTTAGAAGCAGAGGTGCTCACCTGGGCGAAAGCAACGGTGCCAGAGGCTTGCTCGGTGCCGTCGAGTGCGAACACAGCGGTGATGTCGCTGTAGCTGCCGCCGGAAGTGTCGGCGGACTGGAACTTGACGTCGAGGGTGGAAGTACCACCGTTCTCAACGTCGAGGATCACGACGATGTCGCCTTCGTAGTCGTTGAGATCAACGGCAGTGCCGTCGAGATCAGCGGTGCGGGCAGCCGTAGGCGCAAAGGCCAGGTGGCTGAGCTTGTCGAGAGTCTGGGAAAGAAGGGCCATGGCTCACTCCTTGGGGGTGGTGGAACGAGTGCGCTTCGGCTTGACCTCTGCCGCAGCCGGGGGCTCGGGCTTAGGTTCAGGCTTAGCAGCTTCGGGCTCTTCAGCCTTGCGGGCTTTGCCGAGTCCGATAAGCATTTGGGCGTCGGCCAGACTGACCTCGGCAAAGGAGCCCGCCGAAGCAGGCTCCCCCGAGATCATTACCGGCCGCAGGATTTCAACTCGCATGAGTTACTCCGCAG